TCCATTTGCCATGTTGTTTGTTTACCTATTATTATATAGTGTTATACACTAGCTGATTGATTTGTGAGGTTAAGCTCGAATACCAAGATTTCAGCGGTCTTAGTAGGCTTAAGAATAACCTTACACCATAGTTCGTTTCTATCAACGCGTAGTGGAGTGTTAGTAGTTGAGTCACAAGTGACAGAGAATTGAGTGATACCTCGTCTCTGTTGTATATCAGCTAGTGCTGGGCTGATGACGTTTCTTACTGCTTCCCACGTGATTGGGTCGTTAGGCTCAAAGACAAATCTACGAGCAGCTTGCAATACAAGTCTGCGTAAGTAAATCATTAAGCGGCGAACATTTATTCTGTCTAGAGCAGTGGATGCTCTTTGGGCTGTACGTTGACCGTAGATAACAATTCCATCTTGAAGGAACTTAGTTATCGGGTTAACGATATTGCCAGGACCGTAGAGAGCATCTCTGTCTCCTTGGTTTAGTTGAACCTCAACATCAGTTGGGTTAGTTAAACGACCTCTCCTCAAGCCCGCAGGAGCGAACCATGGGTCAGATACTTCGTCTGTGAAGCACATTTGTCCAATAGCGAAGGTAGCCGGGTCAAACCACTTATCTACTCCGGTGTACTGGTCGAAAGATTTTACCCACGGCCAATATACTGCGGCGTAACTACTGTTAAGAGAAGCGGTTCTACCTGTTGCTTGACCGTTAGACCAGGCGATAGCTTGTTGAGCACTTCTAAATCCTACTGGAGGAGAAACAACCGCGAGGAAGTTTTGAGTACTTTCTGCTAAGGTGACGAGTTCATTTTGTACAGACTGGTCAGCGATGCCAGGGACAGCAGCCATAGTTATCGGAGTTGATTCCGAATCTAGGGCTTGAAGACCTTCGTTAGTGTTTTGACCGATTAGCGCAGTTCTTACGTTAGGGTTGCTCACGTTACCGCCGTAATCAGAAGCATCACCATTCTTACCTCCAGAGAAGTTGAATTGGATGTTCGGGTTGTTAGCAGTGCCATCTAAAGAAAGACAGCGGAATACGTGGTTGGATACCGCGACGTCGGCGGCGCCACCAAAAGAGTACTTGGTGCCAATCGTAGTCGTGTTAGCAAACTTAGTTGGGGCGACCCAGCCATTGGTGGCTGAGGCTTCAACAGAGCCATTGTAGCGGTAGAAGTTACCTTCGACATACTGAGAAACGGCGTTATTTACGCCTTGGTTAAGCACATCTTCTGGGTAGAGGCTTGTTGCCGAGGTCGTCGAACCTGGCTTCCATAACCCCATGTCGTAGCTCTCTTCTAAGCCACCGTCAGAATAAATGTTAGTAACAAAACGTCCTCCGTCGTTAGTGTGTACGATATCAGCTTGTAAGCCTCTGTACTGCAGTCCGCCAGTGTAGTTGATGGCTGAGTAGTTGTAGCCAAGTCCTGGGTATAAGGACTGAATTTGGTATGCACCAGCTCCGCCAGGAGCATAAGAAAGGATAGTTCCAGAAGGAACATTTCCTGTACCTTGTGAGTATCTCCCGGAGATTCCCAAGGCAGTTACTTGAGCTGGCTCAAGAACACAGGCACTAGCCATGAAAAGAGTCCCCGGTCCAGTCTTCATATTTGGAGCAGCGAAAAGTTTCATCGCCGAGACATTTGCATTAGCTGGAGTTGCAATCGCCGACCAATGCATATCATTGACATCGAACGGGGTTCCAGACATCCAGGTTCCTGTAAAGTCGAATGCGCCATTAGTTCCACCACCCGTAGTAAGGGAAGATGAGATAAAGGTATTAATGGAAAGGCGTGAAGCATACCCAGGCGTGGCGCCAGGTTCTTTACCTACCAACAAACCAGTGTCTGCGTCAACACCACTAGGAATAAAAGAGAAAGGACCAGTGGTCGGGTTTACTGCATCTCCAAGACCAGCTTGTATCGCTTCTTGCCAAAGACGAGTAGTCATAAGATTGCCTTTCAGAGGCGCTGGCATAATAGACAGCGCTGAAGCGTATGGACGGTCACGGTAAGCGTAGAAAGTAGTCTCACTTCCAACAGCATTACCATTCTTATCCCAAGCATTAACGTCAAACCTGAAAGCAGTTGCACTAGTAAATGTATGCGCTGTGGCAACAAGTGCGCTTGCGTTTACATGAACGATAGGGTGGGTAACTAAAGGGATTGTATACCGAGCATCATTAGCTAATGTAGTAGCAGCTCTGACGTAATAAACTTGGTTAGTCTTTTGAAGAATCTCCAAAGCAGCGTAAATACCTTGACCGCCAGTTACGAGGTCGGGAGTACCGAAGTCTCGTAGAGCTTGCGCAGGGTTAGTTAGCAATGTGGGAGTATTGACAGGACCGCGAGAAGCGAAGCCTACCAAACCAACGATAGATGGATTGACGGAAGGAGCGAAATCAGATACGTCCTTTTCAATTGTGTATACACCGGGGGAAACGAAATTAGCCATATTTTACCTTAAATTATATTGAGAAGATGTCTTTTTTGAAGTTCCAGACATAGGTCTGTAAGAGATTTTTCTGGTACAGATATCCTCTGACCAGCAACCAAGCAGATGTGCTCAAACAAGCGACCGGACTTTAGAACGATTTCTAAATCCTGTCCTGCGATATTTACAATTGTACGATTTTTCATAAACTTCTTCCTCTCTATTATTTAGTGGATTGGAAGTTAAAAAAAGTCGTATTTTAAAAATTAAGTAGAGGAAGGCGGGTATAGGACCGCAGTCTGTTGTCCTGACGTATCAAGAATGGACTGAGACGGAGTTCCTGTACCTGAGAAAGCGATATCGGTTTTAAGCTCAACGTCATAGCGCATCTCTCTAATAGTCCCATTACTTTGAATCATGTACTGTCGGGTAGGCATCCACGTCTCTACTTCAAAAGTAACTGTTTTTTTGATTATCCTATCCTCTCTATCAGGCACAGTTAATGTTGAATTATCGGATATAGATGTAATGAATGCGGGAGCATTTGTAAGAAAATCCGTACCTACTCTGAGTTGGGGACGGAATTTTCCCATAACATACTCGATAAGCTGGTTCATATCTTCAACGTACCTTGACCACAAATGTAACTGGTAAGATACCTTCACAGCTTTCGGTGACATGGCTGCTACGCGAGTATACCGCATGCTTTTCTTGTCGTGTATAGTCCAGAACTCTATGTCTGTATTCGGCTTTCTTCTTTCAAAGTCCTCCACGGTATCCGAGATAGCTAGAGTCATTATAGGTAATGTGAGGTTACGAGACTTAAACAGCATCGCAATAGCCCTTTCATAATTAGAGTAGGAACAAGTAACAGGCTGTATCTCATTATCGCTACCTACGATTTGCGCGTCAGAAAAAATATTTAAAAGTTCTCTCGATGTCTTTCGATAAAACTCTAAGCTTCTAAAATTTTTATTTTCTCTTTCAAAAATTTGACGCTTAATATCAAAAACATTAGAGAGACGTTTACCATTGTAAAACGTTTCCCTAGTACCATCCACCATGGGAGGGAAGGTAGGGTATGGAGGTCCAGATACTTCAGCCATTAGTAAGTAGTAAATGCAGCAGGCTCTTCAATCTCTTGCAATAATTGATTTTCGAGCAGTTCCATCTCCCTTTGAGATTCTGCGATAAGTGCAGGACCGTTGAGTTGTGCGCCTCCTTGAGGGGATGGTAACGTAGCATATTTACCTCTAATTTCTCCTAGGATACCTTTAGATATGGCTAAGGCGTATCTTTGAATCCAGCTGACGAAGTAGTGGTGTAGGGTATCGGAGTTAAGGCTCTTGTACTCAATGACTACGCTTTCTTGGTCGGCGAGTATAGGCGTTGGGTATATCATCAAATATTTGTTATTAACAATTTGAAAAGACCCTTCGCGCCCCAGAATCTTTCTAATAGATTTAAGGTGCATCTTCATTAAAAGGAAATCACTGACAGCAAAGTCCTGGAACAGGAAGTTGTCCTGGAAGTACTTAATAAAGAAATCCATTTCCAACGATTGCCCTGCCAAAGGTACACTGAGTAGAGATTTCTTGTAGGCGGCGTACCTAAAGTTGTTTACGATAAACGAAGGCATTTCGTACATGTTACAGCCTGGCACAGTGTCAAAAGCACATAATTGTGTACACCAGTCGGGTGCATGGTAGTCCAGCTTGCTTATTGATTCGTCAATAGCAGTCAAGATTTGGAAATCATCTAACTCAACTCGTACAACGGGATGACCCAGCCGAGATTTAACCCAATCTTTAATAATCATGTAAAACCTGTTAAACTCTACATTCTCGGAAAAATACCTTCGGTTTAAAGAATCGTAAGGGATGTCGCCGGAAGGGGCAGTGACATTAGATACATTGGACCCAGCACCATGACGGTCTACTAAAAAGGGTCCCCATTGAAAATTCGGTTTTACTGGTCCACTTGACATACTACTCTTATATATGGAAGAAGCCCAGCTAAAATAGCTAGGCTTCTTTTTATTAATCTACTAAGAAGTATTAGTAAGCAGTTTGCGTAGTACTTGTAGCCTTCATGAATGGGGTTGTCAAGTATCGGCTGTCAGCACCAACAATACGGATGATACGGTAGAACCTTGAAGCAGGGTTAATTTGAGCAGTCGCATAGCGAGTAATCAAACCTTTTCTTGGTTGGAAGGTATTAGGGTCCGTGATAGTTGGAAGCATTTGTAGCGGAATGTACGGAGCGTACACAAAGCCTGCATCCATCGGTGAAGCACCTTTGTAACCAAGAAGAATTTCGTCTTCAGGGTATAGAGG